AAATTAATGAAGTGCCTAATATATTAAATGATGATTACGATATATAATAAACAAAAAACAATGACACATCATTTTCCTGCTAAGGAGCTTGACAATATTAAAAAAGTGTGTTATGATATGGGTATCAAATGGTATACAATATCTTATAATGACAAGGAGATGATAGAATATGAGCAATTTTCTAAAAGACATAATTAAAGAAACAGGTAATGAATACGCAACACTAGTTAGTGAAGGTGTTGATACAGCAGATGTAACAAATTTTATAGACACAGGTTCGTATGCCTTTAATGCTCTATTATCAGGATCAATTTACGGTGGAATGCCAGCGAACAAGATTACTGCAATTGCAGGTGAGGCCGCTACAGGTAAAACATTTTTTGCATTAGGAATCGTAAAAGCATTTTTAGATAAAGACAAAGACGCAGGTGTAATATACTTTGAATCAGAAAGTGCAATATCAAAAAGTATGATTGAAAGTAGAGGTGTCGACTCTAGTAGAATGGTTGTCGTACCTGTATCAACCGTACAAGAATTTAGAAGTCAATCAATTAAAATTTTAGACAAGTATATTGAACAACCAGAGGATAAAAGAAAACCTTTGTTGTTTGTATTAGATAGTTTAGGTATGTTATCTACAACTAAAGAAATGGAAGACACAGCCGCAGGTAAAGAAACAAGAGATATGACTAGATCACAAATAGTTAAATCTACATTTAGAGTATTAACTTTAAAACTTGGTAAGGCAAGTGTTCCTATGATTATGACCAATCACACCTATGATGTTATTGGTTCTATGTATCCACAAAAAGAAATGGGTGGTGGTTCAGGTTTGAAATACGCCGCTTCATCAATAGTTTATTTAAGTAAGAGAAAAGAAAAAGACGGTACCGAAGTAATTGGTAATATTATTCATTGTAAAAATTATAAGTCAAGGTTAACAAAAGAAAATGCTATGATAGATGTAAGACTAACATACAAAGAGGGATTAGATCAATACTATGGTCTATTAGAACTCGGAGAAGCAGCAGGTGTATTTAAAAAAGTATCTACAAGATATGAAATGCCTGATGGTTCAAAAGTATTTGGTAAAAACATCAATGAAAATCCTGATAAGTATTTTACAAAAGAAGTATTAGAAACAATAGATGAATATGCCAAAAGAAAATTTACCTACGGAACCGAAGAAACCGAACAATCAGAATAAGTACGCTTTCGTACAGAAAGAAGGTGATGACTTTACTTGTATAAAGTTATTACAACCACCGTACAAAGGAATCATTTACAAATACGGAAAAGTTGGCTTCGCAAAAGAAGAAGACGATAAAGGTAATCTACCTATGAAGTTTGATTACGATATAATTTTTAATCCATTTGACGAAACCAGCATTGACAAACAAGAGTTTATAGATTATATTGGTGATATACTAGTTGAACTATTAGATAAACAAATACAAGGTGGGCAAGTAATATATGAATAATGAAAGAATAGAATTTACAATATTAAGAAATCTTATATTCAATGAAGATTATACTAGAAAAGTTTTACCTTTTGTAAACGAAATCTTTTTTCCTAAAAGAGAAGAACAGATTTTATTCCAAGAGATTAATACTTTTGTAATGAAGTATAAAAATCTGCCATCAAAAGAATCAATATTGATAGAACTAGGCAATCGTAAAGATATAAACGAAGAAGAAAATAGAATAGTAAAAGAGTTAATCAACTCATTAAATCCTGAAGAAATAGATCAACAATGGTTATTAGATACAACAGAAAAGTTTTGTAAAGATCGTGCTGTTCACAATGCAGTATTAGACGGTATAAAAATTTTAGATGGTAAAGATAAAAAGAGAACACAAGAGGCAATACCTAGTATTCTTGCAGACGCATTAGCAGTTAGTTTTGATAATCATATAGGGCACGATTATATAGAAGACGCAGACGACAGATTTAAATTTTATCATACAAAAGAGAAGAAGTATCAATTTGATTTATCTTACTTCAACAGAATTACAAAAGGTGGTGTACCAAGTAAAACATTAAACATTGCTCTTGCAGGTACGGGTGTAGGTAAGTCTTTGTTTATGTGTCATTGTGCTAGTGCTTATTTGGCACAAGGTTTAAATGTATTGTATATTACTTTAGAAATGGCTGAAGAAAGAATTGCTGAAAGAATTGACGCAAACTTATTAGATGTATCTATGGATGATCTACACGCTTTACCTAAAGACTTGTATGATTCTAAAATATTAAAAGTAAAAAATAGATCAACTGGTAAATTAATTATCAAAGAATATCCAACTGCGTCTGCTCACGCAGGTCATTTTAGATCATTGTTTAATGAACTATCATTAAAGAAAAGTTTTAGACCAGATGTTGTATTCATAGATTATCTTAACATATGTACTAGTGCTAGATTTAAAGGTGGTAATGTAGGATCATATTTCTTTATCAAGGCAATTGCTGAAGAATTAAGAGGTCTTGCTGTTGAGTTTAATGTGCCAATCTTTAGTGCAACACAAACAACTAGAACTGGTTATGTATCAACTGATATTGGTTTAGAAGATACGGCAGAGTCTTTTGGTTTGCCTGCAACTGCTGATTTTATGTTTGCTCTACAATCAAATGAAGAACTAGAACAACTAGGTCAAATGAAAGTTAAACAATTAAAGAATAGATATAATGATCCAGGCATTAATAGATCATTTATTATAGGCGTAGATAGAGCAAAAATGAAACTCTATGATGTAGAAAATACAGCACAAAACATAGTAGATAAAGGAACACAACCTGATCTTAAAATAGAAAACCCTTACGATAAATTTTCAGATTTTAAAGTATGAAAAAAACATTATTCACAATAGACTACCACGAGTTTCCTAATTTTTTAAATGATGAAGATATAAATGCTGTTATAAAAAGTTTATACAAAGGTAAATTAAGAGAGTATGATTACCTTGAAGGCAAAGCATATACTACAATGGGCGAAAACGAAGCAGAAACTTTAGATTATCATCCTGATATACAAAAAAGAATTGAGGAAAATTGTTTTGTAAAAAATCAAAGAGTATCACAATCTTGGTGTACAATACAAGGACCAGATAGTAAACTTAAATATCATAAACATCCTCAATCAATTATATCAGGTATAATATATTTAAAAGTAGATAATAATAGTAGCAAATTAGTATTTCAAAATCCTACTTCTATGGAAGGTGAAACAAAAGAGATTACTCCTACAAAAGGATTAATGTTAATGTGGCCAAGTTTCCTAATGCACGGCTCAGGAACAACTATAAACAAAAGTGAAGAAAGAATAATATTAGGATTTAATACCTATTGGAAATAATATGCCTAAAAAACAAAAAGTAAGGTTTCATAAAGGTGATAGAAAACCTAAATCAGATAAAGAGTACAACGATCTATCTTACAAAGTAAAGATGAAAAAGAAAGGTCGTAAGATACTATGGCAAGTAGTAGAACAACCAACAAAGAATACTATTGCTGAATACTTTTTTGAAGAAGACGCACAGAAACTAGCAGACTTTCAGAATAAGAATCAAGTCTGGAAACTCTCTGGTGGTATACCTAAAATGTTCTGGATCAAGGCTTGACAACCTCTTATAAATATGTTATAGAGAGAGAACTATGGCATTATTTAGCAAGGCAGATTTACCTAAATCAAAATATATCATATCCATCGTTGCCAAAATTAAAAAAGGCACAAAAATTAAAGTAAAAGATGGCAAGTCTTATTCATTTAAAAAGACTAAAGATATTGATATGTTAGAAAAAGTACAATCAAATTTTCAAAAGTATAGTAAAATACTTTATCCTAACAATAGGTACGCTCCTATATTTGTTGATGGTAAAAACTATTTTACATTTACAGATATTGATAAAGCACCATTTTCAGGTATGGGTGGTCAATCAAGGAATGCTTTAGGTAAAAAACTAGCAGACGCAGGTGAGTTAGCTACCGTAATGTCTTTACGAAAAAATATTGAAAATGCTAAAGATACAGGACAATCTATATTCAAAGATAATCCAGACGCTTTCGCAGATTGGTATAATACATTTCAATACACACGCCCAGCAGTTAAAAAGATTGTAGGGTCATTAAATAATTTTGATATTATCCACGATGCTACCGATAAATCAAATTTCGGAACTACTATTAAAGCATTTTTAAATAAAGCAAATATATCAAAACAAGATTCTTGGAATCCTGCAGATGTTTATATAATTAGTAAAAATGCAAGAGTGAAAATAATTAATGATTTGAAAAAAATAATAGATACTTATTCTGTTTCAGATGGATTAATTAATATGTTTAACGATAAATTGTATAAACTCTATAAGAAGAAAGTGCTTTATCCTATTTCTCTTAAACAATTGATTTCAGAAAAAGCAAATGTAGATTATACAAATGTACCAGGTCAAACTAAAGTGTCAGATTACGATATTGAAATAGCAAAATTTAATTGTAATTTAACTCCCGAAGGTAAAGAAATAGGTTTGTTTACCTTTAATAATAAAGACACAAAAAAACAAATTAATTTACAAGTTAGAGGATTTCCTCACGGTTATGGTACTGCACAAACTGAAATAACATCCGATGGTAC